GGAGATAATCGCGTCCAGATTGTAGAACTGAGTAGGATAATTTTTACCATCTGCGGCAGTTACCGAGATTTTCTCGGTAACTGAATCTTTCGTCAATTCGCCGTCGGAAAAGATATTTTTTAGGTGAAGGGAAATGTTGTCTGTCGAACAGCCGAACAGCTCGGCCATGCCCTTTTGAGAAAGCCAAATTGTTTCGTCTTTGATGACGGCGTTGACGCTCACATTTTCTTCGGCGGATTGATACATCAGAAAACGAAAATCGTTGCTCATGGAAGCGCCCTTTCTGTTTGCCTCGCTCGTGTGGTCGCATGGGCGGGGCGTTTTAGTTCAGATGTTTTTATTTTTTCCGTAGAAGATACGCCCGGCTTCTAAATTTTCACGATAATAGCAACCGTTGAAAAAGCGGTCATCTTCATGAATGCAGTGCTTTGCGTCAGAACATTTTATAAAGTCGTTGCAGCAGCCAAAACTTTCTGTGATAAGTTCACGAAAGAGTTTGTGTTTATAATCTTTCAACAAGGCGAGCAAGGCTTTCATTTGTTCGGTTTGAAGACTGTTGATGGAATAGAACTTTTCGTCGTCGAGGTTTTGACGTTCAGGAAAAAGTGAAGACATGATAATGCCGGGAAGGCGTAAGCTGCACCCGCTTTTATTTTGGACAAGCTCAAACGACTTAGTTCCATAAATGAAATAGCTATATCCCTTTGAAACAGATTCAACACTGAAAGCATCGGAATCGTCCTTTTCTTCATGGATATAGGTATTCCAAATGTTTTTAATATCATTATCAGATTGAGGAAAAGCAATGTCTTGGTCTAGGATAAGGGAAATCTGTTCATTGTTCATAAATTTTCACCTCAAGAGATCAGATTGCGAAAATCTTCTTCAGACAAGATATGGATATCCAAACCTTCTCCAATATAGCGTTCGGCCTTCATAATTTTTGAGCTTTTTTTGTGACCACACAGAGCGGTAGGGTCTTGAATACCAGAAATCACATAATTTGTTCTTTTCGTAACACGTTCCTCAACAAGTCCACCTATGGATTGAACAATGGAAGTGGCTTTTTCACGAGATATGCCTTGAACAGCCCCGGAAAAGACGACATTCTTTCCAAAAAGAAGATGGTTAGGATTTGCGGGGAAATCCGTTGTATCTATATCTTTGGTAGATAGCTTTTTCTCGAAGGAATGCTGACGTGAAAAGTGAGATGGATGATATTTATAGCAAGTATCATGAGAATAATCTGAATTTATATGCCCAATGTTCACACCGGAGTTCTTTTCAAGTTCTTGGAGGGTCGAAGCGCTACACATGTGTGCGAAGGAATAAAAAACCTCGGCACAGATTTCGGCATCATCGTCAGCGAGATGGTGATGAAAGGTCGGGAGTTCGCATTGAGCGGCAACTACTGGCAATTTATAGCAGGTTAAGTCGGGGAAAAGGGCTTTCGCGAGAACATAGGTGCAAAAGAAATTTAATTCAGGAATAGGAATGGCATGTGCCTTGCAGGTTTTACATAATACGTCTATATCAAAAGAGGCGTTGTGAGCAACTAAAACGGTATGAGCATCGAGACGGGAGAAGATTTCATCGACTACATCCTCAAAACAAGGACTGTTTTCTACCATATCCGGTACAATGCCGTGAGTTTGAATGTTTCGGGGATGAAAAGTATCATGAGGATTGATAAGAAACTGTTTCTTATCAATAACTTCGCCAGAAGAAAAATTCACTAGGCATAAACCGAGGGAGCAGACGCTTGTGCGAGATGGATTGGCTGTCTCAAAGTCCAGACCGAGAATGCGTTCGATAGAAGATTCATTTGTAGACATACGCGAAACCCTCCAAATTTACTTGTGTTCAAATATTAAGCTTTGCGCTGAAAGAGACGGCACGTCCTAAAATACGAGCGATTCTCGTTTCGTCTGGTCCGCCAATGTCGATGGAATCATACGCGGGATTAGAGGAAAGCAGTTGTGTGAAGATGACGCTGCCATCTGGGGCACGCAGACGTTTGATTCGCTTGATACTAACGCCATCGTCTACAGCCACGGCGGTGATTTCACCATCACGAACATCGGAAACAGAACGGAAGTAGACCACATCGCCATCGTGGATGCGATCACCGATCATGGAATCGCCGTGTGCAATCAGCGCGAAGTCGCAGGAAACGGAGGCATCGACACTTAAAAATTCCGTATCGTCGCCCGGCGCATAAATTGGCTCGCCGCATGCTGCACCACCAAGAACCGGAACGCGCCGGATGGTAACAGGAAGCATATCAGGGAAAATAGAGCTTGCATTGTCAACCAAAGAAGAAAGCGGAACGTTAAAATAATCGGCAATAGCTTCGAGCATCTCGAAACTCGGAAGGCGTTGACCGCTTTCATACATGGAAATTAAGGACTTTGTAACGTTGAGATCATCTGCGAGTTTTGCTTGAGTGATTGAAGATTGCTGACGCAAGCTCTTTAATCGCTCGGAAAAGTGGCTCATTTGCAGACCTCCTTCCTTATTCACGTTCAGCATATCACGAAGCGTGAACATAGTCAATAAAAAGTTTACAAAAAGTGATTGACAACAGGCGCTTGACGTGATATGATGTTCACAGCAAGTGAACCACATGGAAAGAAGGTGAGAAGAGTGGATCGTAAGAAAATTGCAGAAAAACTTGTTGCAATGCGAGGAAAGAAGACGCAGGCCGAAGTGGCTAAATCTGTAGGAATAAGCAAGTCTTCGCTAGCAATGTACGAGACTGCACAGAGGATTCCGAGGGATGAAGTGAAATTGGCATTGGCCAGTTATTATGGCGTGACCATTCAGGATATATTCTTTTCACCGTGAGTTCACTTGAAGTGAATTATTTGATAAGGAGGCCGGGATGAAAAGTCAGAACAAAAAAGAAATCCTTGCCGAGATAGCAAGGAATTTCAATGAAGGCGAGTTGATCGTCAAGATTGAGTATGAAGGCAATTCTCGAGCTCGGAAAACACAGAACGATGAACAGTGAGCTGTTCGGGATGATCGGATGCGTCAATAAATTCTGAAAGAAATAGGCAACAGTTTTCGGCTTCGCCACGGGTAAAGCCAAGAAGTTTGTGAGAACGAAGCCGAGAACAGAAATCATCAATCTTTTCACAGGTTTCGACTGAGGAAGGACGCATAGGGTTATAAATGCACTTTCGATAGAAAATCGCGGATTCGATAATTGCGTTGATTTTAGAATCGGTCATTTTCAAGGAGAACACCTTCTTTCTGGTTCGGATTATACCATTTTGGTGTTGCGAAAGGAAGATAGGAATTTCAAAGGAGGCCGGGATGGACGAAACGGAGGTGAACAAATGAAAATGAATGTGTCAGTCGAGCTTGAAGGCGCGACCGAAACATCGGGAAAGCTGGTGGAGCTGAAAAAGCAGATCGACGTGGTGAACGCCGAGCTTTCGAAGCTGCGGAACATGTGCAATGCGTTTGCGCCGATCAGCATGAAGATTGAAACTGACGAAAAAGACGCGCACTGATGAGGCAGTGTGCGTCAGGAGGTGAAACGATGACGCAAAAGAAGCTCGACAAATTACAGATGCGCGCATATCAGGTTATTGATGAGATCGAGAACAAAGGCGATCAGCGCGCCAAGTATCAATATCTTGAGATCATGACGACGATCCTCTTTTCGATCTTGGACAGCCTGCTCGCGATCCGCACGGCGTTCTTCTTCATGGCGGGCTTGTTCCTCGGCATGCTCTTGAAGCTGGTTTTCAAATTCTAGCATCGCGGCAAGGCCGGAAGGGCTGATGGCATAAAACACATTTCCATCAGAAGCCATGTATTGCTTGATGTAGTGATCGTCCCGACAGGATTTTGAAATGGCACGATCTTCCGCTGAGAGCGCGGAAAGAAGCGGCAGGTGCTCGTTGCGGTATTGCCGGAGAAATTCATATTGCAATCGGGTCAAGAGAAACACTCCTTTCATTTGTATTGTACCATCTCGGTCATGCAAAGGAAAGAACAAACACGCTGGGTTTCGTCGGCGCTGGTAACACCGACGATCTCAAATACATGAAAGCCGCCGGAGGCTGGTAACTACGGCGGCGGAAAGGACGAAACAGCACAATGGCACGGGAGATTCGGGCAACGGTCAAGTTTGTTGGTGAACCCGGCAAAGCAGAAATCAACGCGTTTGCGCGGGCTATCGTTCCGCTGCTCAAGGAACGTGCCGAGGAGATCGTTGCAATGTGCAATGCGCCGGAGAACCGGGCAGCATTTGAAGCCTATTCGGCGGAGATGGCATATTGGCGCGCCAAGAGAGAAGAACGGGAAAGAGAGGAGGCAAAAGCACAATGAATTTGTTGATTATCCTGTTGGTACTGGAGCAGAACGGCATGTATATTCCGGCGTGGGCTATGGGGCTTGCGTGGGTGATGCTGGTGTTTTCGGGACTGGCCGTAATTGTAAAGGTATTCATTGAGTAAGGAGGACAAAGACCATGCTGATTAGTGAATTTCAGATGATAACGGGGATCTATCCCACGGCGAAGCTGTACGAGGCTATTGATAAGGCCTACATGGATAGCAAACTGGACAAGCACGAGTTTTGCCAGCGCTACATGGAGAACAGGGACGACATGGCGATGCGCATTGCCTACGAGGAGACGCTGAAAGAGAGCCAGGCAGAGATTGAACTGAGCAGATCGGAGGCCGATAAGCGCAAGGCGCTTGAGGTGTGGATTGCCAAGCTGGAGTGCGAGGTTAAATTTCTGGCGGAGAATCTGGAACGGGAGGAAGAATGGCGGCCGTATGAGGACGAGGCAAACGTCCGGCAGGCAGACTATGAAGCGCTGAAAAAACGATGCGACGTGCTGACGGACGAAGCGGCCAAGGATCTGATTGCAGATGAATATGGCTTTTCTGCCCGCAAGGTTGAAATTCGGCACGAGGTCGAGACTTTGCGCATCAACCGGCATCAGGTTGTGCGGACGGTCGGCACGATTAAGCGTCTGCCGCTCTACTTCGCGGATGACATGAACTATATTCGCTTTAACGTCTGCGGCGTGGCATACGAACTGTACAACGGCGGCTTGCGGTTGTTCAGGCATTGAGGTTTTTCGAGCGCTCGGAAGGCTGAGCGCTCCATAAAGCCCCAAAGAAAGGAGAAAAAACACATGAGCACACAAAAGGAGGACGCGATCTGGCGGCGGCTCGGCGATATCATCCGCCGGGAGCGTGTGGCCAACGGACTGACTTATGCCAGCGTGGCGAAGCGGAGCGGCGTAGCGGTGCGCACCCTGATGCACTTTGAGCAGGGCGACAATGAAAACGGTGGAAAAATCGGAACGCTGCTGGCAATCTGCGAGAGCATCGGAGTTAATGCGTCGGATGTTTTTGCAGAACTGGAAGGGCAGCGGCGGCTTGCGGTGATGAAAAGCCCGGACGCGAAACGCTGGCGGGTGGTTCGCTTGCTGGATGGGCGGCTGCCGGTGATCGTGGATAGCTTTGATATCCGCGAGCAGGCGGTGACATTGCTCGGCCAGCTTCAGGAAAATGCAAACCAGAGGGATCGAAGAATGGAAAGGCCGGCCTTTGAGCTGGTGGACGGAAGAGGGGAGATCGGATTATGAAACACGAGAGGATGACCGCGCCGCGAATGCTGGAGGTGGTTTACAAACGGCCGAACAAGCCGCCGCGGGTGAAGATGATCGTCGGTACGCGGGAGGCCATCGAAAGCATGGTCGGCGGGCCGTTTGAGCTGACGGCGCTGACGCTGGAGGAGGACGGGCGCGAGAATGTGGCCGCCTACAATATGGAGGCGTGGCGATCCGGCGCGCCGGAGAACATGTACGGGATTCGCGGCCCGTTCCTCGTGCTGGGGCGGGACGGCGAGGCGCTTTGCGATGTGATCGACCCGCGCGAGGTATGCCGGATGCTGGGCGGCCGGAAAGCCGAAGCATACGGACAACCCGGCGGCGCATGAAGGAAGCGGGCATGACGGATTGGGCAAAAGAAAAAGCCCCTCACACGGACGGCGACCGTGTAAGGGGACAAGGAAAAGTGACAGTTTGATTATAGCAGAGGAAAGGACAAAAGACAATGGATGTGCTCGAAGTTTTTCTGATTTTGATTTTCGGCGTGCCGATCATCAGCCTGCTGGCGTTTGGGTGGATTGCCGCCGATTGGATGCAGCGGCAGGAGGCACAGGGTAAGGCGCAGGTGGCCAGCCGCCGAAACCGGGCGCTGACGCGGGAACACCTCGCGCGGCTCAGGCGAAACGGGATGCGGGCGCGTCTGGTTCGGGTGTGAACGATGAAGGGCGGCAAAAGATACAGGCGGTGCGCCGTCTGTAAGATGATTTGGAATGTGAGCGCGGTGGGCGTATCGCTGAGGCGGTATGTCTGCCCGCGTTGCGAGAAGCAGAAGGAGCAAAAGAAGCATGAAGGTTTGGGCGCAAGATGAATTTGATCTGGTTAAAACCGGGGCGGACGGCCAATACCGCTTTGGAAAGGGCGACTTCCGGCGGGTGGATATGCGCGGGTATACGCGGCTGATTATCGGAGCGGGCAGCCTGCTGGGCGAAGCCAACGTCGGGGCGAACAGCGAGATCGGCGCGCATTGCGACTTTGACGCGGGCGCGGTGATCGGCCACGGAAGCATCATCGGGGCGCGGTGCCATTTCGGGAAAGGCGCATGGATCAAGTCGGGCTGCATCGTCGGTCATGGGGTATGCTTTGGCGAAGGCGCGCTGATCGAGCGTGGCGTGGAGCTGGAGGGCGGCGTCGAGCTTCCGGCAAGGTGCGATCTATTCGGCGTGAAGGATGTGGACGGGCGCACGATGCTGACCATCACGCCGGTTGTCGGCGGCACGCTGCATGCGTTTCGCGCGGACGGCCGGGTTTATGTCAGCTTGCCGGGGCAGATTCGGCGGCTGGAGGAGTTCGAGCAGTATGCAGCGGATCAGGCGGCGTATGCGGCATTCACCGGAATGCGCGGGGACGAGGGCGAGGCCAACGAGCTGCTGGATGCGGCGAATTATATCGCGACACGGTTTCGCGAGGGGTAAATCTACTATCATATTGAGGTTTTGCAGGCCGCCGAATGGCCGACGGCCAACAAAGCCCCAAAAGAAGGTGAGGAAAACGAAAGTATTGGTAGCGTGTGAGGAATCGCAGACAGTATGCAAGGCTTTTCGAGAACGAGGGCATGAAGCATATTCCTGCGATATTCAAGAGCCATCTGGAGGACATCCTGAATGGCACATTCTCGGCGATGCGCTGGAAGCTGTCCGGGGGGATATCGTCCGAACAATGAACGGGCAGACGCACGATGTAGGCAAGTGGGACATGCTGATCGCACATCCGCCGTGTACTTACCTGAGTAATGCAGGGGCAAACCGCCTTAGAATTAAAGGTATTATACAGAAAGAGCGAATGAAAAAAGCGAGACGGGCGAAAGCGTTTTTTCTTGCTCTTTGGGAGGCGGATTGCCCGCGTGTGGCTATCGAAAACCCGATTCCAGGCAAAATTCACAGGCTTCCGAGATACACGCAAATTGTTCAGCCGTACATGTTCGGCGACCCGTGGATGAAAACAATATGCTTGTGGTTGCGTGGTGTTCCGCCGCTTTTTGCGACGGAATTATGTGTACCAGAAGGAAAATGGGTAGAAACAACAGCGCACGGAGCGACAAGACCGAATAAATGGAAGACAAAAGGAAAGAGAGACGCAAAAGAAAGAAGAAAGACATTTCCAGGCGTCGCACGGGCAATGGCGGAACAATGGGGAGGTTGAATCATGGCGATTAGATTTCTAGGAGAGAAACCAACGCCGACACGGACAGCCGAGACGCGGGCGGTCAAGAACTGGCAGAGTTTCGCGGAATTGTTCGACGATCCGGATCAAAGTGACGCGGAGAAACTGGGATGGATTCGCGGAGAGCTGGAGACAGGTTATCCGCGCTTCTCGCGCGAGGATTACCGCGGGGCGCTGCGGTGGCTGATGGACTACATGGGCAGGAGGAAATCGGTATGAAATTAGGCGCGATCAAACGGTGCTGCATCGAGGAAAAGGAGTTTTATATCTATGAAAGCGACTGCGGCGAGCAATGGATTGGGACACACACAGCGGCGTGGCCGGTCGAAGGCGATTTGAAGCTGACAGAGGGCAGCATCGCGGCGATCTTTGATCTCAAACCGAAGAAGGCGGCGCAGATGGACGTTCTCGCGTTGCCGCTCAATCGAGGTTCTTGCCTGTATGTAGCACCGGCGGTGGAATGGGACGCACAGGAACTTGGCATTGTGGAATATTTGGGCGAGCGTTGCCTACTGCTGACATGCCGCGGGCGAATGCTGGCCGTGGATATGGCAAAGGTTAAGGCGGCACGATGCGCCGAGGACTACCAATGTATGAAGATCGGCATCAATACGGACGGTGAGCCACTGGTACTCGTCAAGGATGGCATGCTGACGACGGCGGTTATCCTGCCGGAGAGCGAGGAAGTGGTTGACGCGATTCGGGCAATGATCGGGCGCATGGCGCAGAGCTGCGGTTTGCTGGCCGCCAACGAGGTAGACGATGGAGAAGAAGCGTAACGCGCAGGCGGCAGGGTAAACGAAAAGCGCCCCGATGTGGGACGCTTAGGCATCATTTTCTTCCAGCGCTTCCATGAGAGAAGGCGTATCGTGGAAAGGACTGACCAGATTCAGACGATTTTCGACATCTGCCATGACGGCGAGTGTCTCAGTGCTGGGAGAAGGCAGTTTTATTGGTTGATCTTTCATATACACATCATTTCCTTTTGACCATTGTAACACAGGAAAATTCAAAAATAAAGAAGCAAATCGACAGCAGCGGGCGGCAAGCCCGCTGACCCGTCTTGTATGGGTGTATGAACAACTCAACGAAAGCGATTCACAAAGGAGGCTGCGGCATGGACACAAGCGCGAGGGACTGCATGGTGCTGTTCGATACGTCGGTGGAGGGGAAGCTGGCCTGCGGCTGGGACAGCGGTGTGCTCCATCAGCGGACGCGGACGGTTAAGGCGGGGCCGATGGTCTATGTGGATTGCTACCCGGTGTGGGACACGGCGCACGCGCGGGCGGCCAGCACCGAGGCGAAGAAGGAGGCGCACGCCAGGGCGCAGAAGCGGCTGGATGCGAAGAACCGGGCGAACAGGCTGGAGCGGCTGGTCAATGCGAACTTCGGCGCGGGGGACATCATGCTGACCTGTGAGTATCCGGCGGGGCGTCAGCCGGGGAGTGACGAGCAGGCAAAGCGGGACATCCGAAACATGATGAACCGGGTGAAGCGGATGCGCAGCCGCCGCGGTCTGCCTGCGCTCAGGTATATTTACATCACCGAGCGGACGGAGAGCGCGGCCTACGGCGTGCGCTGGCATCACCATGTCATCATGTCCGGCGACGGGCTGACGCGCGAGGAGATCGAGGAGAAGTGGACGAAGCGGCACGGCGGCTTCTGCAACACGCGCCGCGCGCAGCCGACCGAGCGCCATCTGTCCGGCTTTGCGCGATACCTGACGATCAGCAAGCTGGAACGCGAAGGGAAGAACCCGCAGCAGAAAGCCGTCGGGCGGAGCTGGGGCAGCAGCATCGGGCTGAAAGAGCCGGCCGAAAGCGTGGCCGACAAGAAGATCAGCATCCGCAAGGCGGGGCGAGTGGCGGAGACGGTGGCCGACTTTAACCGCGCCAAGGAAATCTTTGAAAAACTCTATCCGGGATGCGAGCTGCTGGAGATCGGCGCGAAGAAGAGCCGATGGGCCAGCGGCGTTTATGTACACGCGCTGATGCGCCGGGTGGATGAAACGGGGAGGACGCGATGACGGACGGGCAGGATGTGCGCGCGCTGCTGAAAAGCATCGGCGGCCTGAAGCGCAGAGTGGCGGAAATGGACAGGCAGGTCGAGCAAATGCGCGCCATGAACGCAGGGGCATACGCCGAGGAATTGGGGCGGCTGGCGGAAGGACTGCGGGCGGAGTATGCCCATGCGCTGGCGCTGATCGAGGCCGTGCCGGACGCAACCGGGCGCGAGGTGCTGGAACTGCGCTATCTGTCTGGGCTGACGTGGATGCAGATCGCGCGGCGCATGGGCTATGAGGAGCGGCAGGTGCGGCGGATTCATCAGCGGGCTTTGCAGTGTGCGGCGGATGTCCGCGCGAAAGGTGACAGGGGCGACCGCAAAGCCCCAGTGTGAAATCGGCGGCAACAGCCGGAGACTTTGACCGCCGGGCGAAAAGATGTCCGTTCATGTCCAACTCATCTTTGATACAATAACGGCATCGGGCAGCCAAGCGAGCTGCTTGGTGTCGTTTTTGGACATGGAGGCGAGAGCATGAGCGATAATCCGCATTACAACGGGGCGCGTCATCGGACATGGGCGGCGAAGGTGCTGCGGCGCGCGGGCTATCGGTGCGAGGAGTGCAGGCGGTACGGGCGGACGGACAAGGACGGCCTGCCTGTGCGCGCGACGGTGGCGCATCACATTCAGCATCTCGACGAGCACCCGGAACTAGCCTATGATCTGGCGAATGGCCGGGCGCTTTGCGAGGCATGTCACAACAAAATGCACCCCGAAAAGGGCGGAAAATCGGCGCGTTTCCAGCGCGGCAGGCGCACGGTTTGAAGCAATTCCCCCGCGCGCGGGTTGTTGAAGGCGGGGGGACAGTGACCGGGAGGGGGCGATTCTTCCCTCTCCGAGCCGATTTTCAAAGTTTTGCGGGAGGAGGTCGTCTGTGGCGAAGAATTACACGCTGGCTTTGCGGAAAAGCATGAAGCAGCTGGGCACATACCGCCCGGAGTACGAGAGCGCGATTGCCATCGCCGCCCAGCTGATGGAGCAGTACGACACGCTGACCTGCGCCTTTGAGGAATCCGGCTGGGCGTATGAGACGAGTACGGCGACCGGCACGAAGAAAGCGCCCATTGTGACCACGCTGGAGAGCCTGCGGAAGGACGTGCTGGCGTATCTTTCGGCGCTCGGCCTGACTCCGGCGGGCGCGAAGAAACTCGATGCGGCGGCGACGGCGAAGGCGCAGGAGGATCCGTTGATCGCGGCGCTCAAGAATCTGGGCGGATGACCGAGCGGCAGCGCGCAGCGCTGGCGGGGCTTTCGGGCAGGCGGGCAGCGTGCATCCGGGCGTATGTGACCGATGTGCTGGAGGGGCGCAAGATTGCCGGACGAGAGATCGTGCTGGCCTGCGGGCGCTTTTGCGATATGCTGGCCGCCGACTACGACGTGAACACGAACGATGCGGATTTCGTGATTGACGTGATCGAAGCAACCTTCAAGCACCGGCAGGGGCAGAGCCTCGACGGCAAGCCGCTGCGGGGCAAGCCGTTCCTGCTGGAGCCGTGGGAAAAATTCTGCATCTACGGCATGCTGATCTTCTTTAGGCCGGGCACCATCGAGCGCGTGGTCAAGGAGGCGTTTATCTTCATCCCGCGCAAGAATGGCAAAACGCTGGTGGTGGCCGCGCTTTCATGGGCGCTGGGTTTGCTGGAACGCGCGAGCGGATCAAAGGTCTATGTCGTCGGCGCAACGCTCAAACAGGCGATGGAGACGTTCGACAGTTGGCGCTACAACGTCGAAAAAGGGCTGTATCGCTCGGAAAAGGCTGCGCGGGCGGCAGGCTGGCGCATCCTCGATAACAACATGGAGCACGCCATCGAGCGCGACTTCCCGGATGGCTCGCTGTCCCTCAACGCGCTGGCCAGCAATCCGGACGGACAGGACAGCTTCAACGCGAACATCATCATCGCCGATGAGCTTCACGCCTACAAGAGCGGCAAGCAATACGACGTGCTCAAGGAAGCGACAAACGCCTACACCAACAAGCTCGTCGTCGGCATTTCGACCGCGGGCGACAACGCGACGGGTTTCTGCGCCCAGCGGCTGGATTATTGCGCGCGCGTCGTCTCCGGGCAGATCAGGGACGACGGGTATTTCATCTTCATCGCGCGGGCGGATCAGGGCGAGGATGGCGCGGTGGATTACACCAGCCCCATCCAGCATGAAAAGGCCAACCCCAACTACGGCGTGACCATTCGCCCGGAGGAGATTCTGTCTGCCAGCCTGCAGGCGCAGAACGACCCGCAGGCGCGGAGCAACTTTCTCAACAAGCGGGTCAACATCTTCACTAACAGCCTGCGCGCGTATTTCAACGTCGAAATGTTCAAAACGAGCGACAGCGCGGCGGGCGAGGCGCTGGGCATCGACCCCGCGTGGCCATTGGAACGCAAGCTCAAGGCGCTGGCGGCGCTCAAGGGCGTGAAGTGGTACGGCGGCGCAGACCTCTCCAAGCTGCACGACCTGACCGCCGCCGCGCTGCATGGGCAGTACAAGGGCATTGATATCGTCGTGCCGCATGCGTGGTTTCCGCTCGTGGCGGCAACGGAGAAGGCCGAGGAAGACGATATTCCGCTTTTCGGTTGGAAGGAAGATGGCTGGCTCGATCTGTGCAACGCGCCGACGAACAACCATCAACTGGTGGTGGATTGGTTCGTGACCATGAAAAAGCGCGGCTTCCGCATCCGCGAAGTCGGCCACGACCGAAAGTTCTGCCGCGAGTATTTCATCGGCATGAAGAAGGCGGGTTTCAAAATCGTTGACCAGCCGCAGTATTTTTACAAGAAAAGCGAGGGCTTCCGCCACATCGAGGCGGCGGCGCGCAACCACAGGCTCTATTATCTGGGCAGCGAGGCGTATGCCTATTGCGTGCAGAACGTTGCGGCCATCGAAAAGACGGACGAGATGGTGCAGTACGAGAAGGTGCAGCCGAACCGCCGCATTGATATCTTCGACGCGGATGTGTTCGCGACCGTCCGCATGCTGGAGGATATGGGCAAGACCGACACGGAAGGATGGTTTAATGCATGAGCAGACACAGAAAACAGGCTCGCCGGAGCCGGGATGCGCCGCGGATGCAGCGCCGAAGCGCGGCCGTGGCGATTTGCCCGGATGATTCCTGGCGGGTGCTGATTGCCGACGGATACAGGCCGCTGACGCAGTGTCCGGAGGTGATGATGTGCGTGAACGTGTACGCCGAGCTGATCGCCAGCATGACGATTCACCTGATGGAAAACGGCGAGCACGGCGATACGCGCGTGAAGGATGAACTGAGCCGCATGGTGGATATCACGCCGAATCCGCTGATGACCCATCAGGGATTCATGGAGACCATCGTGCGCACGCTGATGACCGAGGGCAATCAGGTGACGCTGCCAGTGTTCGCGAGCGGGCTGCTGATGCAGCTTGATCCTGTGCCGCCCTCGCGCGTGACCTTCGTGCCGGAGGGGCGGGGATATCGGGTGAACGTCGGCGGCGCATCGTTTGCGCCCGACGAGGTGATCCATTTTGCGCTGAATCCGGATCCGGAATATCCGTGGCGCGGCATGGGCTATGAAGTGGCGCTCTTTGACGTGGTGCGCTCCATCCGGCAGACGCAGGCCACGCGGCAGGCACTCATGGAATCGCCCAAACCGTCGATTATCGTCAAGGTGGATGGCTTTTCGGAGGATATGCAGAGCCCGGAGGGGCGCACGAGGATCGCCGATAAATACATCAGCGACAGCGAGAACGGCCGACCGTGGATCATCCCGGCGGAAAGCATGAAGATCGAGCAGATCAAGCCGCTGACGCTTTCGGATTTGGCCATCGACAAGAGCCTCGAGCTGGATAAGCGCAGCATTGCCGCCATGTTCGGCGTGCCGCCGTTTTTGGTGGGCGTGGGCGAGTTCAAGGCAGAGGAATTCAACTGGTTTGTGGCCAACCGCCTCATGCGCGTGGCGCGCGTCATCGAGCAGACGCTCACCCGCGCGCTGCTGCTTTCACCGGTGCGGTATTTTCGGCTGAACAGCCGCAGCCTGACCAACTACGATTTGGATAAGTGCATCAGCGCAGGCCGCGAGATGGTGGATCGCATGGCCATGGATCGCAACGAGTGGCGCGATTGGGTCGGCCTGCCGCCGTCGCCGAAGATGGAGGAAATTCTGGGGCTTGAAAACTACATTCCGGCCAATCGGCTGGGCGACCAGAAGAAGCTGGTCGGCAACGAGGAGGGAGAACAGCACGAAGACCAAGTGGCAGACCCGAAGCCTTCCGGCGACGTTTAACGCGACGCAGACGGATGGCCAGCGGCGGATCGAGGGCTATTTCGCCACGTTCAGCGGGGTATACGACATGGGCGACGGCTTCACGGAACAGATCGACCCGCATGCGTTCGACGATCAGCTCGGCGGCGACGTCCGTGCGCTGATTGACCACGACACGCGGCTGGTGCTCGGCCGGACGTGCGCCGGAACGCTGACCCTGCGCGTGGACGAGCACGGCCTTTGGGGCAGTATCGCCGTCAACGAAGGGGATCAGGACGCGCTCAACCTGTATGCCCGTGTGCAGCGCGGCGACGTGAGCCAATGCTCCATCGGTTTTGATATCACCGAGGAAGAACAGATTCAGCGCGGCGACGGCTGGCATTTCACCATTCGCCGCCTGACGCTCTATGAGGTGAGCGTCGTCACCTTCCCGGCGTATGAGGATACAGGCGTGGAGGCGCGCGTCAGGAGCGTCAAGGCCATGCGCCGCCGGGCGCTGGAACAGTGGAAGAAGGACATGAAAGGGAGGATTCATCATGGCACTCAGAATGATTCTGAACAGGCGTAAGCAGGAGCAGGTTCGCGCGCGTCTTGAAACTGTCAAGCAGAAGGAAGGCGAGCTTCGTACCCGCCGCGCTGCGCTCAAAAAGCGCGAGGAAGAGCTGGAAAAGGCGCTCGACGAGCTGGACGAGGCGGCGAGTGAAGCCGATCAGCAGGCCATCGAGGCCGAAACGGAGCAGTTTACCGCCGATGATACCGCGCTCACCGAGGAAGAGCAGCAGATCAAGCAGGAGCGCATCGAGGCGGAAAAGGAGCTGGCGGAGCTCGCCCGAGAGATGATCGAGCTGGAGGCAGCGCAGACCGCCGCCGAGCAGGCCGAAGCCGAGGAAGAGCAGAATGCGGCGGACGACGAGAACGAGGAGGAGAACAGGAGCATGAACAGAAGGATGACCACCCGCGGCCGCCGTTTTGACCGCATGAGCAGCCAGCAGCGCGGCGCGATTGTGGCGCGTAAGGAAGTGAAGGACTTTCTGACCCGTGTGCGCGCCATGAAGGGACAGACGCGCGCGGTGACGGGCGCGGAGCTGCTGATTCCGACCGTGGTGCTCGATCTGGTGCGCCCGAAGGTCGAGGAGACCAGCAAGCTGATGAAGCACGTTCGCGTGCGCCATGTTCCCGGCAAAGCGCGCCAGAACGTGATGGGCACGATTCCCGAGGCCGTGTGGACGGAGATGGTCGCCAACATCAACGAGGTGGCGCTGGCCTTCAACGGCGTGGAGATGGACGGCTACAAGGTTGCGGCCTATGTGCCGGTGCCCAACTCCATTCTGGAGGACGCGAGCGACGTTGCGCTGGCTGGTGAGATCATCGACGCGCTGGGGCGCGCCATCGGTTTGGCGCTGGACAAGGCGATTCTCTACGGCACCGGCACGCGCATGCCGCTGGGCATTGTGACCCGCCTTGCGCAGGATGCAAAGCCGTCCACGTATTCCGACGATGCGCGCGCGTGGGAGGATCTGCACACCACCAACATGGTTTCCATCGCGGATAGCAAGAAGGGCGTGGCGCTCTTTCAGGAGATCATCACCGCAAGCGGTAAGGCGAAGGGCAAGTACGCGGGCGGCGAGCGCTTCTTTGCGATGAACGAGGTCACCTTCAACCGGTTGCAGGCTGAGGCGCTGAACATCAACGCGGCGGGCATGATGGTCTCCGCGATGGAGCATACCATGCCGGTGCTCGGCGGCGCGGTGGAGGAGCTGGAGTTCATCCCCGATAACGTCATCATCGGCGGCTATGGCGAATTGTATTTGCTCTGCGAACGCGCCGGAACGGATATCGCCGTCAGCGATCAGTATCGTTTCATCGAGGATCAGACCGTATACCGCGCGACCGCCCGCTATGACGGTATGCCCGTGATTGCGGAGGGATTTGTGGTCATCGGCCTGAGCGGCGCAACGCCGACCGCCGACGCGGTGACCTTTACCGAGGATAAGGCGAACAAGGGCACCGCGAAGGAGTAAGCGTGGATATGGAGATGGTGCTGGGGTTGGTGAAAGCCCGCCTCAACCGCCCGCCGGGCGACACGGCGCTGGATGCGTACTTCAAAAAGCGCATCGAGGGCGCGGCGGCCAAGCTGAAAAGGACGGGGATTCACCTGACCGAAAGCGCGGACGATATGATGCTCCTCGTGGATTACACCGTCTGGCAATACCAGAACCGTGATAAGCCGGGCGATATGCCGGACTGGCTGCGCCTTGACCGGCGGGAAAGGTGGCTGGCGGATTGATTCTGGACAGAGGCATTGCGGAGATTTTTGCCCGCAGCAACATGGCGCCGAAGGGCGAAAAGCCGATTTGGACGGAGACCCTGCGCTTTCGCAGTTGGTATGCCGAACTGAGCTTTGAAACCTCGCCCGTCTGGCAGATGGAGCGGCGGCTTGCGCAAAAAGCGGACGCGCGCATCCGCATCGCCCAATGCCGCGAGATTCGGCAGGGCGACACGGCGCATCTTGGCGGCCGCGTGTATACCATTGCCCGCGCGTATCACGGCACGGACGAGGAGAGCGGCGAGGACATTACGGATTTGACGCTGGAGGAGGTGACGGCCGCATGACCCTTGCGGACATTCGCGAGCTGGTGCTCGCGGCCGATCCGGACGCTTGCGCCTACGAGAGCGACAGCACCGGGGAGGATTACACCACATGGCAGCCCCTGTGGCCGATGAATCTGCTTGTCGATAACCGTTATGCCGACGGCTGGCATTTCGTCATTGATCGGTTCACCCGGATGCAGGATGACCCGATAACCGCCAACATCCGCGCCGTGCTGGATGATGCGCCCGGCGTGGCTTACGCGATGGAGATCGACTACGAGCAGGACACGGGCTTTCTCCACATCAGCTTCACCTGCGACGGGGTGTGACATGGCGCAGTTTTCGACGGACGGCATCGACAGCATTGCCGAAGAAATGGCGTGGATGGGCGAAGCCGCAGGAGAAACCGCCGATCAAATGCTGCTGGCTGGGGCGGAAGAAGTCAAACGGGCGTGGCAGGAGACGGCGGAAGCGCACGGCTATCATGACAGCGGCGACATGATCGAATCCATCAAGGCGGATAAAGCGCCCAAAAGCGACGCGGACGGCGTGCGGAAGATTGACGTTTACCCGCGCGGGCAGGATCACAAGAAGAAGCCTGTGCGTAACGCCGAAAAGGCGTATCTGCTGCACTATGGAACGAGCCGCATCCGGGGTTCGCATTGGATTGAAGAAGCCGAGCAGAAGGCGCTTCCAACGGTGCAGCAGGTCTTCGGGGATATTTGGGATAGACATTTGAAGGGAGGATAAAGCATGGCATTTGTCGGCCTTTTGTATGCCGTCGCCGCGCCGATTCAGCAGGAGACGGACGGACAGCCCATCATCTACGGCAAAGGGCAGGTCGTCGGCGGCATGATGACCGCCGAGATCAGCTATACGCGCAACAGCAACCCGCTCTATGCGGATGATCGCGTCAAGGAGGAGGATAACTCCATCACCGGTGGCACGATCAAGCTCGGCGTGGACGACGCGAGCGACGAGGCGCGCGTGATGTTGCTGGGCGACGTGAAGGAAGGCGAGGCGGGTGAAGAAACCTACCACGAGACAGGCGAAAGCGCGCCCTATGTCGGCACGGGCTATATCCGCGTGCGGCGCAAGGATAACAAGACAAGCTATATCGCCTACTGGGTGCATAAGGCGATCTTCGGCCTCGGCACGGAAAGCGCCAAGACAAAGGGGCAGAGCATCGAGTGGCAGACCCCGACGCTGGAGGGCAGCATCATGGGTGTAAAGAACAACCCGGCGCTGCAGGTTCGTTTCCGCGAACGCAGGACGTTCGCCAGGGAGAGCGAAGCGCGCGCATGGATCGACAAGAAAGCGGGGATTGAAGCGTGATCGAGATTCAGGTCGGCAAGCGGACATTCCCGGTTCGGTTTGATTTGGGCGCGTGGATGGAAATCGACGAGCGATTCGGCGGCCTTGACCAGATGGAAGCGGATAAGACGGTGAAGGCGCGAATCGCCTGTCTGGCCATTTTCGCCCGCGCGGGCGCGCGCTATTGCGGCGGAGAAGCCCCGACGGAGGAATACCTCACAAAGAACCTCAGCCCGAAGGCGCTGGCGCAGGCCAATCGGCAGGCGTCCCGCGCGTTTGTGGCGGGCATGAAGCGCGAAATGGCGGAGGACGACGACGAGGATATCGACGTGGTGGCCGAAAAACTCAAAAAAAAAGAAGCGCGAGCCTGACTGCCCGGCGCTGTGCGTCCTACGCGCTGATTGCCGGCGTAAACTGGCCGGAAGCCGAGCGCATGGCGCCGGGTTTGATTATGGATTTGTATTTGGCGCGGCGGGCGTATGACGACGATCAACACGGGATTCGGCGTACGCGCACGGGCGAATGGGAGGATTAAATGGCGGTCAAGAGAGAAATTCGCACAACGCTGGCGCTTGACGGTGAAAACGAGTATAAAAAGGCTCTCAGCGAGGCGCAGCGCGGTCTGCGCGTGCTGGGCAGCGAGCTGAAGCTCGCCTCTGCCGAGTTTGAAACCAACGGCGATAAGCAGGCGTTTTTGACGGCCAAGAGCCAAACCCTCCGGAGTGAAATTGCCCAGCAGGAGGAGATTGTCAAAAGCCTTGAGGGCGCGGTGAAGGACGCAGGCGAGAAATACGGCGAGACGGCCAAGGCGACCGACGATTACCAAATCAAGCTCAACAGCGCCAAGGCGACGCTGGAAAAGATGCGCCGCGAATTGGATGCGACCGATCGCGAGGCGCAGGATCTGGGGCGCGACAGCGTGCGCGTGGGTCGCCAGTTGGAGGATGGCATCGGCGACGGCGCGGATCAGGCCAAGGAAAGCCTTGAAAGCATGGCCGCGCAGATGAAGCAGAGCCTTGAAGAGATCAAAAGTTCGTCGTTCGTCACGGCCGCCGGGTCGGCGTGGAATATGGCGCAGGGGGTGTATCAGGGATTATCGGAATTAGAAGAAAGCAGCCGAGAATACAACCGAACGCTGGCCATATTCAAGCAGAACGTCGAAGATGACGGCTTTGATTATGAGTGGGCGAAGGGGAAAGCTGATGAAGTCGCCAGCATTACAGGCAACATCGAAAGCGCGCTTTCGGGCGTAAGAGCCTTAACGCAGACCGGATGGAATAGCGACGAAATCACCGAGGCCATCAACAACATCGTCGGTGCGTGCCTTAAATACGACGGCACGACGTTCGACGGCCTTGCGCAGAGTATTCAGGAGACCATCAGCAAGGGCGAAGCGACGGGGCAATTCGCAAAGGTCATTGAATCCATGGGTTACGACGTCAATGAATTTAACGAAGCCATGAAGAACGCGGAAACGCCGACGGGCAAGCTGCAAGTTGCGCTGGCTTATCTGACCGCCAACGGACTGGTTGAAACGAAGAAAAGCTTTGAACAGAACAATAAACAGTTGATTGAAGCTCAAAGCGCCTCAAATCGTCTGAAAGAGGCATGGGCAGGCTTGGGTGAAAAAGCCGGAATTGTCAGCACGCCGATCAAAAACAATTTGGCAGCAGCACTGGAAGAAGTCAACGCTCTGCTTGGCGAGATCACGGAAAAAGGCTTTTGGAAAACATTCATGGAGCATGGAAATGATCGACCTATCCAATGGGACAAATCAAGCTGGTTAAGCCCGGAAAACTGGCTGACCTTTGAGGATGTTTCAAATTACTTGCAGGAGCTGTTTGACACGGGTGATCAGACTACGATTGATTATTCAGACAGTTATGTGCAAAGTTTGAAGGCGCAATTCAAAGAAGTACATGAACAGCTCGTTGAAGCCTGTGGAACGAGTGATGATGCACTAATTACGCAGTTGAGTGCTAAGGAAATCGAACTGCAAATGCAGATTGATGAAGCGATGGATGGCATCAATCAGAGTGCAAAAGAAAAGGGCGATAGCGCGGTTGAGGATGCGAAAATCACGGGTCAAAATCTGAGCACGGGCATTGGCAACGGCATCACTGAAAAGGAAAGCGTGGCCTTGGCGGCGGCGCAGACGACGGTGAACAACGTTGCGGCGGTGCTCGGCCAGCTCAACAGCATGGTTTTCAGCCCGACGGTGTCCATCGGCAGCCCGTTCACCCGCGGCCTGTATGATCTGCCGATGCCCTCCGGCGGCTCGACCAAGGGCGCGGACAAGGCTGGCGCGCAGTCCCTCGCCGTCAGCGTGAACGTGGATGGAAAAGCGATGGCGAAAGCGGTTTTCCCGCATATCGACACGCTTCAGGGAACGGCCGCCGCCCGAAACAATGCGTAAGGAGGCGAAAAACACTTGAGATTTTGCGGCATGGATCTGTGCGGCGTGCATCCGGCGCTGTCCATCGAAAAGGAATATCCGCCGGGAATGCCCGACCGGGATGTGTATACCATCGCGGGCAGAGATGGCGAAACCGCCGTTGGGTATGCCGTCGTGCAGGGCGAATACAAGGTGAACGTCAATATCGCCGCGCGCAGGCGGGAGGAAGGCTGGCGAATCCGGGGGCTGTTGGCCGCCTGGGCGATGGCTTCCGGGCAAGATACGGGCGAGATTGAGCCGACGCATTGGCCGGGCGTGGCGTATGACGGAATCGTTAAATCCATCAGCACGCCGGAATTTGTCTTCGGTTTCGCAAAGGTGGAGGTGATATTTCTGGTTCCGCGCCCGTATGCGCATGATCTGGCCTATACTTCGGCGACGGGACAGGGCAAGGCGACGCTTTCCATCGGCGGGAGCGCGGCGTGCCGCCCGGCGATTACCCAGACGATGGCGGCGGCGCGCAGCGGCGTGACGTGGATGCTCGACGGGCGGGAGGTGCTGCATATAAACGGCGCGCTTTCTGCGGGGCAAAAGCTCGGCGTGGATTTCGCAACAGGCGCGGTGACGCTGGATGGCACGCATATCGAAAGCCGCCTCGATGTGGACAGAAGCAACTTTTCGGCGGCTTTCAGGCCGGGGGTACATGGACTGACCAGCGACGACGGCGGCAGCCTGACGGCAAGGTGGCGATGCGAATGGGCGTGACGGTGTATATCTTCGATGCGAACCGCCGGATTCGGCGGGTTCTGCCGGATGTGACCGAGCTGCTGCATACGGAGAGCGACGGCACGCTGGAGGCGGGTTTCCCGCAGACAGCGGGCGCGACGCCGGGCGAAGAACTGGGGTTTTCCTGCGTGGACGGCCTGTTCCGGCTGTTCACCATTGACAGCGTGGAGCACGACGATCACAACGGAACGGACATCGTCACCGCGACGGACGCGGCGCGCGCCGAGCTTCAGGACACCGTGACGCTGAACGTCGAGCTGGAAAGCGCGACGGCCATCGAGGCGGCGCGGCAGATTCTCGCCGGGCGCGGATGGCGTATCGAGGGCGGCGGCGGACGCAGCGAGAAGGTGGCGACCGGCTACACATCCGCGTGGGCGGCGCTGAGCGATTTGGAGAGCACCCACGAGGTTCGGGTGCTGCCGGGTTACGCCATCAGCGGCGGCGTGGTGATGGGCAGGCGCCTTGTGGTGGCCGAACGGACAAGCACGTTTCGCGGACGCATCTTCGAGGCGCGGCTGGATGCGACGGATATCGCCATTACGCACAGCGAGCGGCCGATCACCCGCGCCTATGGCGTTGGCGCGGCGACAGGCACGCAGGACGTGCCCACGCGCATGACGATCGCGGATGCGGCGTGGAGCAGGGCGAACGGCGACCCGGCGGATAAGCCGGCCGGACAGGCCTACATCGACAACCCGGACGCGCCGCCCGGCGCGCTGGTGCGCGAGATGATGGTGCTCGACGAGAACGAGACGGACGCGGCCAGGCTGCTTGAAAAGACGTGGGAGAAGCTCAAGGCGCGGCAAACGGCGCATGTCTCCGGCACGGCGACGGTTGCCGATGTGGAAATGCAGCCGGGAATGGAATACAAGGCCGTCCGGCTGTATGACCGCGTGGCCGTCATTGCCCGCAGCGGCGAAAAGGTGATGGCGACGGTGCTGGAGATCAAGCGCGACTATGTGCGGCCGCATCTGACCAAGATCACCATCGGCGAGGAAGATTTCCAGCCGCGGACGCTTTCAAAGGCGGTCGCCGCGCTTGCCCGATCGGAAATCGCATCGCGCGGACGAAGTGCGGGCGTGAACAATAAAATCATCCAAAATGCGGCGCTGATTCAGCTCAACGCCGAAGCGATCCAGATGAACGCAAAGACGATCCTCATGCAGGCCGAGGATATCAAGCTGCGCGCGACCAAGGAGGAGGTCGAGCAGCAGGGCGATCAGCAGAACAAAAAGATCAACGCGGTTTCCATCGACCTGAGTGCGGCGAACGCGCAGATCAGGCTCAAGGCCGATCAGACGGTGACGGATGCACTCGGTCAGCGCGTTTCCGCGGCGGAAATCGCCATCGACGGCGCGAACAGCAAGATCACGCTCAAGGCGGACAAGATCGACCTTGACGCGCTCATCACCAAGGTCAACGGGCTGACGACGGGCGGCGTGAAGGCGAAATCGCTCTACACCGAAAAGCTGATCGTCACCAACAACTATGTGCATATCGGCGAAAAGGACGGCTCGTGGAAGACATACACCGCCGTCACGGATTTCACGCAAGCGTCGGGAGAGTCGGCCCCTTCGGCTGACGCGACCGTTCTCGCGGCGGCCATCGGCGACGGGATGACCCGAACGCCGGAGGCGGGCGAGACGATTGCCTTTGGCGGCGCGGCGTAGGGGTGACCCTGCGCAAAAATAGCCTGCTGAACTGCTGGAATATCCTGAAGCCATTCGGCCACAGCGCAGGGATGAGAAACGCCCAAACGCGACGGGAAAAAATCGAATGGATTGGACGATCAGCAACGAAGCCCTGATGAGGGGAACGCTCACAGACCAGCCCGGCGGGGCGATAGGGAAACCGAAGCGGCAGGCCCTCGAACGAGGTGAAGATATGGTCGAGCCCCGGTGAAAGCCGAGGGGAAGATGCGCTGGATATTATGGCGGGCGGCAGCGGCCCACTGCTACAGGGAAACGAATACACCGGATCGCTTTACGAGCCGGGGACGAGCGAAACCTATCACCTGCGCGGCAGCGAGGTGTATTCCGATCTGTATTACGCCAACGGCAGCGTGGAGGCGCTGACCGGGTACGGCGTCATCAATTCAACGCTGTACACCAAGAGCGGCAGCACATACAAGGAGTTGCCGTATAAAAAGTATTATGTGAACGGCACCGTCAAGACAATTTACAGGCGCGGAAACAAATACCCCGATACGCTGTATGTCAGCGGCGGCGACGTGACGGTGCGCAGGCAGGGCGATTTGATGAAGGTCGCGCTTTATTACGGGGGAACGCAGCGCGCCAATTTGAAGCTGGCGACGTTCACCACGCGCGAGGTGACGGCGCTTGGAGGGTGACGATATGGATATGGCGACACATTTGCAGGCGATTTATAACACGCTCGACGAGATTGAGGTCAGGGGACACGCAAACGTCAAGCGGATGAGCCTGTGCATGGATTATCTGAAGGAGCTGCGCAACGAAGCGATGAAGGGGGACGCGAACGATGCTGCTGCGGGCGAAGGCGAAAAAGAGATGGCCGATTAACTGGGTTTCCACCGCGATGGCGATGAGTCCCGGCGAAATATGGATTGATATGCCGTTTGACGGCCGCCTGCCGGAGGCAGCGAGGGCGTTTGACGGATGCGAAACGCTGACGGTCTATGCTGATGAGAACGATCAAACGGGAACGGTGTATGCGGGCTACACCAAACTGACGCACATGATGCTCGATACCTCGCTGACCCTGCGTCTGCGGAAGGAGGAAGCACATGCAGCCGATCACGCTTGAATACAGCGCGGATATCCTCGCCGGAATCGGCATGACGGGCATGCCGAGCCTGTTCGCGATGGGCGATAAGCTGGCGCACGTGCTGCGCGTTCGGGTGAAAGCGGGCGGAGAACCGGTCGATTTGACGGGATGGACGGTCACCGCCAGCGTGGTTCGGCAGGATCAGGCGACGGTGATGATGGCGGGAAGGACGGTCGGCGATGCGGCGGAGGTGACGCTGGAGGCGCCCTGCTACAGCCAAAGTGGCGGGTTTACGCTGTCCGTGGCCATCGGCAGGGAGCAGCAGCTCATCACGATTTTCTGCGGCAGGGGTGACGTGACGCGCACCCGGACGGATTCGCTCGTCGATCCCGGACACACCATTCCGTCGGTGGATGAAATCATCGCGCAGTATGGGCTGATGAAAACTGCCGTTCAGAACACGGACGCGGCCGCCAAACGGGCGGACGATGCGGCGAGCGGTGCGCAGAAGATTGCAAACGACGTGCAAAAGAAGCTCGACAACGGGGAATTTGTCGGCGCGCAAGGCCCGAAAGGCGAGAAAGGCGACACCGGCGCGCAGGGGCTGAGGGGCGAAAAAGGCGACACCGGCGAGCGGGGGCCGCAGGGCGAAACGGGCGCGACCGGCCCGCAAGGGCCGAAGGGTGAAACGGGTGCAATCGGGCCGCAAGGGCCGCGGGGAGAGACCGGAGCGACCGGCCCGCAAGGGCCGAAGGGCAAGGACGGCGAGGTGACATTTGAAAGCCTGACGGATGAGCAGATAGCGTCGCTTCGGGGAGAGCCCGGCGCAAAGGGAGAGAAAGGAGAGAAAGGCGATCCCGGCGCGCAAGGCGAGAAAGGAGAGAAAGGCGATCCCGGCGCGCAAGGCGAGAAAGGAGAGAAGGGCGACCCCGGCAGGGATGCGCCACAGGAAGCGGTGCTGTATACGGC